TTACGCCAACTTCCTTACCTTGAGCCTTAATCTGATCTGGATCAATAGCTAATAATTGAGTTTGTAATCTTTTAATTATGCTACTATCAGCAGTAAATCCAATACTTATTAAATCATTTATTGCTTTTCTTAAAGCTACAACTCTCTGCTCATTGCCTTGACCAAATGTAATAGATACATCTGATGCTATTTGTTTAAAATCAACGCTTAATGCTTTTAATATATCTGATTGAGTTTTTAAATCTTTATTTGATTTATCTATTTTCTCAGGATCTATTACAACATCTGCTCCATAAGTTTTTATTAATTGCTGAGTAACACCATCAAGTATTTTAATTTCAGTAGCAGCATTTTTATAAACTTGATTTAACTCATTTATTTTGTTCTTACTATTTTCAACTGCTTTCGATGTTTTGCTAATTCCACCCTCTAAAGCTGCTTGACCTTGTATATCTAAAGTAGCTTGTTTCTGCGCAGTACGTTTTGATAATTCAGCCGCAGATTTATCTAATTTTGATTGTTCCTTTGTTAATTCAACTTTTGCATTTAATTGTTGATTGATTAGCTTTTGTCTATTTTCCTCTGCTGCTTGAGCATAACCTTTTGCTAATATTGCATCTGTCAAAGACTTATAAGCTGAGGCTGCTTTACCTGCTAAAATTTCTTCTGCAGTTAATCCTTCTAAATATTTAGGGTATCTTTTAATTAAATCATCTGCAATTTTTAATCTTTCTTTTGCAGGAATATTTACATTTTGAGTTGCATTGTAAAGACTTTGTAATTGAGATAAATCTTTAGAGGCATTTGACCTACCTGCTGCTTGAACTTGCTCAATAGTTTTTATACTTTCTGCTAATTCCTTATTAGCATCAACCGCTTCCTTTGTTGATTTATTTGCTCTTTGCTGATACTGTTGATAAAATACAATTGCAGCAGTTACAACCGATAAAGCAATACCTAATCCTGCAGGACCAATTAATGACTGACCTAATGCTTTTAATGCTGCTGAACTTGAACCTGACTGAGCCTTTAATTGTTGGAATGATTCAAGCAAAGGATTTAAGTTGTTTTGAATACCTATAAATCCAAATGGAGCATCCTGAGCAACTCTACCCAGATTAGTTAAAGCAAAAGCAGCCTGATTTGATCCTGCTGAAAATTTATTAAAACCAACTCCATTGATAGCATTTCTAGTGCCTACTAATTGCGCTTCGGTAGCTTTAATAGCATTATTTAAAACAAGTATTCTGCTCGGATCTGTTGAGTTTTTAACACCATCTTTAAATACTTTTAACTGTCTCTCTAATGTGCTTAAACTTTTGCCTATTGATAATAAATCACCATTTGTCGCAACAGTAAACCCTTTTAATGCTTTTTGCGCACTATTTAAATCTTTATCTAATTGCCCTAAAGGCGCACCAATAGGTATCTCAATTCCTTGCATTTTCCAAATATTTAAGCATCGCCTTATTCATTTGTTCTTTTATTCTGTCCATGTCTTTAATCTGCTCATCTTCATAAATAAATGACATAAACTTTTTATAGGTTGGCATCCCTTTATTTACATGAACTCTCATTCCGTTCCATGTTGCCCATCCTATCCGCTCCCATTCCTTTTTTTCTCTATTAAAAAAACCCTGACATTTCAATATATATTGATTCCATGTCAGGGCATAAAAGTCATCAGGCATTAAACCCAGTTCTCCAAAAGCAAATGTTAGCACATCTTTATTCCAATTTAACTTTCCGCTTTGCTTTTTTTTTGTTCTACCTGCTCTGTATTTAATCCTAATACTCTAAATACTTCCTGTGAAACTACAACAATCAATTGACCTCCAGAACCTCCTGCAGTATCAATCCATTCATGTATATCAAACTCGGTAAAATCAACTATTTCACCTTTCTTTAGTATCGGATAACTTGCAGCATGGTACATAAAGACTCGCAGAAATGGCAGTAACTGCTTCCCTAGCAAATCAGACAAATCAGTAACCGATGCGTTAAAATGATTTAAGGTCTGCTCTAAAGCATAATTGCCAAAGAAAAACTGCTTATCAACCTCACCGATTTTATACGTTAAATGACCTTCCATTTAGTAACCCGGATAAGGATCAGTTTCAGTTATATCACCATCACCTAACATAGTACCTGAGAAAGTAATAAACTCACCTTCAGCACCTGTAATATCTAATGCGCTAAAATAAGCAGCACCAAATTGAGCATTAAAGTTTGGATCTTCTGTTCCATTTTCTTTTAACAATGCAATCTGGTATTCAGTCAAAGTCTTTGCTCTAGCAAGGTTTTTGATAGTGTCCCATGATGCTTTAGCAGTATCGCCACCTGCACCGCTTGTATCTGTAAAAACTCCCTCAAAAGGAATCTCATATGAATAAGTAGTAGGTTTTCTGCGAGTCACGCCCGGATCACATTTAGTTACTGTTTCTGCGAAATCCCATGATTCAGAAATTCCGTTTGAAGTTAAACACGCTACTGGTTTCCATGTACCTGAGTTACGGATGTATAGCATGAATAAACTGCCTGAATAAAATTGCTCGTCTGCCATTTTAATTGATGTTTAGTTTATGATTAAAAATTAATATGTATTGAAATACGTTTTCCGTATCTGTCTCTAAAATTACCTCTGTACTTAAATTTTGCATTGTTTCAACATTATGGAAATCAATTAAAGTAATTCCATCTACTTGTATTAACTCTGCTATCTCTTCACCTATAACCATCGCAAAACTCAAATCACCTGTTCCATTTGGATACTTTGTTACTATTTGGACAGTCATTGTGCATTCATACCAATAATTGCACTTTGTTTTATTTTGTTGCTTTGTCTGGCTTGACAAAATTACGTATTTTTTTGGTACGTTTTTTAAAGGAGCAGATTTGCTATAAACAGGTATAACAATGCCTCCAACTATTAAATTAGCTAAAGCATCTTTATAAGCGTTTAAAACAGATAGATTAGGATCCTTCATTTCATCAAATATAATTATTTTTTGGCATTATATTTTTTAGTCTCTCTATCTAAAGCAGCAACTAAACTTTTACCATAATTATTTAACCCAATAAGATAAGCTGGAATTAAAAATGGTCTAGGTTTTAAATTAACTTGCCTAATCCCTTTACCTTTAAACCTAATAGCAATAGGCTCAAATCCTTTAGGTACATTAACTGTTCCACCAGTTCCAAACTCAACATAAGCTGCATAAGGAGTATTAGCAAAAATAAATGATCTATTCTCTTTAATTGTAGCAGTAGTATTGCCTATTGATTGTCTTAACTGACCTAAATCAACTACAACCCTTTGCTTTGCATCTGCTACTATACTATCAGCAGTTGAGTTAGTAATTGCAACTGCTAACCTTTTAGCATCATCGTTAAAAGAATTTATCTGGTTTAATAATTTACTAATATCAATTTTGGGAGTTTTCATCTGTTACTCTAGCTAATATCTCATTAAATCTCCTGCGATCATCTAAATCCCTTACTGAATGTATTGTATAATAGTTGCCCTCATATAAAATCCTCATGTCTTTAGTAGGCTCAAAATCTCTCCTGTAACGAGTAGTAAATCTATAACCCTGATTTATTACCTGCTCTCCTGCTTCCAACTGTCTACTGCCATCAAAAGGCTTTACATTTGCCCATGTAACTAATACAGGCACAAACGTAATTACATAATCCTGATATTGATTCTCAACGCTTAAAAACGTTCCAAACGTTATGCGCCTATCTAACTTGCCCGGATTCATTAGAATAAAGTTATACGCTTATAAGGCGCAAGTAAATAAGTAACCACCTTTGGCATTTCCTCTTTTGGATTATCTCTATTCTCATAAAGAAAAGTAATTAACTCCTTTATCGCAGTCTCAATATCATCAGGAACATCAGAACCACCATTATAATCCCAGTCATAACCTGCTACATAGGTAACAGTATTAAATCCGGGCTGATCAATCAAAACCTCAGTATACCATTGACTAGTTTCTGTTATAAAATCTAATGCAACATTATCTCTATCTACAACATCCTCAACCGATATTACAGGATAATTGAAAATCCTTAGACTGCCTTTTCTATCAGTTATCTCAGTTAATGTTCTTTGATATAATACTTGCAAGGTGTATTGCTCAACCTGATTGACCGCAGATTTTATTAATGCAGTTATTAATCCATCCTCGTATTCGTAATCCTCGTCTAACCTCAGCCACAACTTCGCTTGGGCAAGGCTCACTACGTTTAATTGATCCATATTCTTTTTTACTTTTAAAAGGCTTATCCTTCGCTATTTTATCTTCCATTATTTTATCGCTAAATTACTAATTTTT